GGAAATGGCCCTCAGCTAATGTGTCGCGGATGTCCTGCTCGGCATCGCGCATGCGGTTGAGAAGGTCGCGCAGCGTGGGCTGAACAGCGGGCACGTTGCGCAGACTGACGCCAGGCATAGACACCTCCATTTCACGGACTTGTGAAACCGACGTAATCGTGACACGGTATCGAAACCGGAACGGAAGCCTACCGGTGTGCCACACAACCCGCCGGGCTGATGACGCAACGTAATCACCGGTAACAGCCGCGGTCAAGCGAAAATTGCACCTGAGGTTATATTTTTCCAATGCGCGCAATTGCAGTCACCGAGCGCGAGGCGTCGATGCGCGGACTGTCTCGGCTACTAAATGGCGCGTCAGGCGGTGCGCCGGAGACCCTGCGCTGGGTCAGCGCCGCCCTGGACCGGCTCGGGCTCGCGCACGCCGGCGGACACGTAGAACAGGCTCAGGTGCGTCTCCTGCTGGCGTACGGACAGTCTGCGCCACAGGTCGAGCAGGGCGAGCTCGCGCGCATCAGTCACCGCCAGCATGGCCGGCCGCGGCTTCGTCTCGCCAATTAGCTGAGCCATGTCGAGTTGCAGCACCGCAGCTAGGTCGCGCAGCCGATCATAACTCGGGCGATTGGGTTTGCCGCGGTCGCGCCTGGTCGAGCCCTCCCATTGCGCCACCGCGCCATGGCTCACGCCACACGCCGCGCCCACCTGCTTCTGGGTTAGACCAAGCTCTCGGCGGCGCCGGCGGATCAAGTCAGACAAGGCCATACCGGGATCGTAGCACGAAAAAAGTTATACCTCAGGTAACATTTTTGTGTTGACGCCGGTTTAATCGCGGCGTTACCTGAGTGACATGAGCCTCAAAATCAAAATCCGTGCCTCTCGGGTATCGCAAGCCGCTATCGCCGACCACGAGAGGATCAGCCGCGTGGCTGTGAGCCGCTGGGTCAAGCGGGGCGTAGTGCCGCCCGCTCGCGTCAAATCGGTGTCTGAGTTGACCGGCATTCCGATGGCCGACCTCAACCCGCTGTTCGCCCCGCCTGCGTCCTCACCCTCGCCGCAACAGGAGCACGGACATGCCATTTGATTGCATTACCCCATACCCCGGCTGGGAGCCCGAACCGAAACCCGCCGCGCCGGCGCTGGTCATACTGCCGCGGCGCGTCGCCGCCTGGCAGCCACATCCGATCTGGTGGCCTGCGCTGTGCTGGCTCACGGTTGGTCAGATCGCCATCGCCGCACTACTGACCGCCGCCGAAATGGACCTGTTCTAGCCGTGTCCGCGGCGCTCTCAGCCCTCGATCCAAACGAGGTGCGGCAGCGTTTGCAGGACGCACTACGGACGATCAAAGCCCGGCGCCTGGAATGGAACGAAGCGCTTGATGCTCAACTGCGCGACCTGCGCAGCCGCGGCCTGACCTGGGACGCCATCGCCGACACAATGGGCGCCGGTCGCAACACGGTGCTCGAACGTGCACGCAAGATCGGCGTGCGCACGGGTACACCGAAATTGCAGCCGCCGCCGGTTCCGCAGCGCGAGCACATCGACCGAGCGCCGAAGAGCGCCGGCGACGCGGACACGTGGGGGGCTATCGTCGCCAGCACCTGCATGGCTGGCGCTGCCTACAGCCGGCCGCACGATCCGCCGCCGTCGCCGGTGTGCCTGCATGAAGATGGGTGCGTGCTGCGGTCCGTGCCTGGCTTTTCCTACTGCGCCTGGCATCGGGCGCGCATCTATTGTGTGGAGACATGACAATGACTTTCACAGTAGGGCGGATCAACGAAGAGGCCTGGAACGCTGAGCAGATCGAAGAACTGCGCGTGATGTGGAGCGACGGAAAATCAACAAGAGATATTGCGCTTCTGACCAAAAGAACCAGAAACTCCGTCCTCGGAAAAATTCATCGGCTGACGAAACTATATCCCGATCAGTATCCGAGCCGCGTGAACCCGGTGCGCAAGTTGCTGCCCGGCGAAGTGCGAAAAAAGCCAAAGTCCAAGCACGGCCGACACGGTCGGCCAGCGCGGGTGCGCGCCACTTTGGTGCCACTGATATCCATCGCGCCTGCACCGGAGGGCGCGACCACAGCTTCGGGCGGCGGGGGTGATGTCCTCGACCCGACGGTACGTGTGGGGCCGAGCGTTCCGCCGCTCGAATCGGCCCACTTTTCCGCAGCACTGGCGCGCCCTGCGCCGCCGTGCTGCTGGATCGTCGGCGACACGAGCAGGCGCGACTACCGCACCTGCGATGCGCCGCAGGACTACAACCACCAGACCGGTAAGTTCCGCAGTTACTGCGCGGAGCACTGCAACATTGCTTTCGTGCCTACAAAGAAAATCGATACACCCTCGTTCGTTGCGTTCGCATCGTCACGATAACCCTACCCGAAAATCAGGAGATACCCAGTGCGTAAGCATATCCTCACCGCTGCGCTTTGCTTCGCCGCTTGTCCGGCGCTCGCGCAGACCTTCACCCTCACCGCCGTGCCGTATTACACGTGGAATGGTCTCGACTATACCGAGCCGCCGATCACCGAGACTGGTTTGGCTAGCGCAGGTGTATGCAACGGCCAAGCTCTTGCCTCTGTGCTCGCCTATTCCAAAAATCTCGTGGCGAGCAACACACAACTCGTGGCCGGCGCGGTGGGTTTTTGCACCCCGACCGTCACGTCTGTCTCGGTGGGCGGCACGCTGGCCGTCGATGCGTCTGACGGCACCACGCCGCTGTCGCTGCGCATTCCCGAGCCGTCGCCCGGCCGCTGCCAAGCCGATGCGCCCAAGCTGCTCGCGGCGCTCAATCCGCTGGTCTATGGCGAGGGCGTCAATTTCTTCGTCTATGTGGGGTGCGTGTAATGGCACGGCCCCGCAAGAACGGCGCTTCCACCGCCTCCATGGCCGATGAGGCCGCGGAGGCGGCGCGCCTGGCCGCCCAGGAGGCGCGCAACGCGCAGATGGAGGCGACCAAGGCCATCGCCATCAAGACGATGACCGGTGACCTGCGCGACCGGGTGCTGACCATCCTGCGCTACGAGCAGGACAAGCGCCCGTGGTCCGACCGCACGGAAGCCGACCAGCGCGCGACGGTGCACACCATCGAGGCGACGATCCAAGACCTGGTGGCGTCGGCGGTCGAGCTGATTGCCGCCAGTGGGCTGCCGACGATCAAGGCCACGCTCGACCAGATCGTCGTCAAGGAGGGGCTCAAGCTCGTGCTCCAAATGCCCAAGAGCCATGAGCAGCGGCTCCAGATCATGGACGCGGTGGGCGGCACGGTGTTGCTGGTGGTAGCCGACGCGAGCGAGTTCATGGGCGAGCGGGCGCCGGTGGCGATCAAGCCCGACCAGGGCGACATCGAGGCTGCGCTGGTCGAGCACTCCAGTGACGAGCGCGAGAGCATCGCCGCGGTGGATGACCGGCCTGGCTGGCGCCCCGGACGGGACAGCACCGGGTCGGTGAATGGTGCGGCTGTCAGCCCGTTGAATTGAACGGGCGATGGCCGTTCACCTGAGAGACTATCAGGAGGCTGCGGTTCAAGGGGTGCGCGAGGCTATGCGCACCCATCGCCGAGTGCTTCTCGTGCTCCCGACCGGCGGCGGCAAGACGGTTTGCTTTTGTCGCGTTGCCGAAATGGTTTATTCAAAGGGCATGCGCGTCACGCTGATGGCGCATCGCATTGAGATTGTGCGGCAGATCAGCGCCGCTCTGTCCCGCGAGGGCGTCCGGCATGGCATGATCGCGCCGGATCATCATGAATCGTCGTGGCCCGTGCAAGTGGCTATGGTGCAGACCTTAGCCAAGCGGCTGGGTCGCGTCGCCAAACCTGACCTGATTATCGTGGACGAGGCGCACCACGCCATCGCAGGCTCATACGCCAAGATCATGGAGGCGTGGCCAGACGCATTCGTGCTCGGTGTCACCGCCACGCCGGCCAGGCTCGACTCGCGCGGGCTAGACAGCGTGTTTCAAACCATGGTGCTCGGGCCGTCGATGCGCGATTTGCAAGAACGCGGCTATCTTTGCCGCTACACCTATCTCGCGCCGCCGGTTGTTGCACGGCTGGACAACCTCAAGGTGCGCGCTGGCGAATATGCGGCGGACGAACTGGTGCGAGCGATGGATCAGCGCGGCGTTACCGGCAACGCCGAAGCCTATTACCGCAAAATGCTCAATGGCAAACCGGCCATCGCCTTCTGCGCGTCCGTCGAGCACGCCGAGCACGTGTCTCTGCTCTTTCAGCAGGCTGGCTGGAGGGCGGCGTGCGTCGATGGGTCTATGGACCGGATCACCCGATCAAACCTCATCGCCTCAATAGGCGACGGACGGCTGAACGTCCTCTGCTCATGTGACATTATTTCTGAGGGCACAGATATTCCGGTGGTTCAGGGCGCCATCATGCTGCGCCCGACCATGTCGCTGGTCACTTACATGCAGCAGGCCGGCCGCGTGCTACGACCGAAACCGGACGGCAGTCGGGCCATCATCCTTGACCACTGCGGAAATGTTCTGCGCCACGGCCTGCCTGACGCACCGCGCGACTGGAACCTGACCGGCGCACCCAAGCGCGCCCAAGCCGCCGCCGTGCGAGTTTGCGCCAAGTGCTACGCCGCGTTCGCGCCCGCCCCGCGCTGCCCCGAGTGCGGCGTCGCCTGCGCATCAGCCGCACCTTCGCGCAAGGCCCCCAAAACCGTGGCGGGCGACCTGACCGAGGTGACGGACGACAATTACCTCGCCACCGCGCCGCTCAAAAACCTGATCAAAGCGGCGCGCACGCTCGCCGACCTGGAAAAGGTCGCAGCCGCTCGCGGCTACAAGCCGGCCTGGGCCAAGCTGCAATACTCATTCAAAACCGAGGCGCGGGCGCGCTACGGGCGGCGCGATGATGGGTGGGGCCGCCACGCATGAGCGAGCCCGAGGCCGTCATCCAGGCCAAAATCCGCCTCGCGGTCGGCAAGGCCATGCGCGCCATCCGGCTTTTTCGCAACAACTGCGGCGTGGCGCACCACGCGGACGGCAGCCGCGTGGTCTATGGGCTGGCGCCTGGCTCATCCGACCTGATTGGCCTCGTGCCGGTCCTGATCGGCCCCGAGCACGTTGGCCGGCGCCTGGCCGTGTTCGCAGCCGTCGAGGTCAAACGCCCAGGCCAAGCCGCCACCCCGCAGCAGATCAATTTTCTCGAAATGGTGCAGCAGGCCGGCGGCGTCGCAGGCATCGCTCACTCGCCCGAGGAGGCCATCGCGCTCCTGCAAGCGCCTGTGGGCGTGGCGCCATGACCATCCTGCTTATCCTCTCCCTGCTCGGCCCGCTCGGCCCGCGGCACGTCGTCCTGGCCACTGACGGGCCGGCCACCTGTGTGTTCGCAGCTGCCTCCATCGCCCGCGTGTGGATGGCGCAGAACCCTGGATACAGGTTGTTGGGGACCGCGTGCGCCGTGGGGATCAGGGGTGGTGAGGCGTGACCGCTCCCGCGCTGCCCGAGGGCGTGGCCCGCTGCGCCTGGGAGTGCGCTTACGTGCTGTCCGACGAGGCTGCTGACGACCTGAGCATCGACCAGCGCATCCTTGTCGAGGCCGTGCGCCTCATCGGTGAGCCAGGGCTCGACTATCCCGTCGCCGGCGAAATTATCGCGCTTTACTGCGCCAACAGACCCACCAGAACCTAAAATCTGCGCCGTCCAAAGGCGGCGGCGTCATGCGAGGAAGACATGAGCCGCACGGCGTATCCTGAATTGCAATCCTGCATGTTGGCCGTGGCCCGGCAGGTATTGGCGGCAGAGCCGAATCCAGCCCTATCGACAACGCACGAAAAGCGGTGGGGTGCGCGCGGGTCGTTCTCGGTCGATGTCAAAAAAGGTACCTGGTTTTGCCATGAGACGGGCGAGGGCGGTGGCGTCCTGGACCTGCTGCGAAAAAACATGGGGATGGACACCAAGGGCGCCTGGGAATGGCTTGAGCAAAATAAGCACATAGACCCGAAACCGACGCAGCCGCGCTCCAACTCGGCGGGAAACGCCAGGATAGTAGCCACCTACGACTACGTGTTCCCCTCCGGCGAGCTCATGTTTCAGGTTTGCCGCTTTGAGCCCAAGGATTTCCGCCAGCGCCGCCCCGACCCCGCGAAGCCAGGTCAATGGATTTGGAAGACCAGCGGCCTCCAACTCCCGCTCTACCACCTGCCGGAGGTGCTCGAAGCCGCCCGCACCGGCGCGGTCGTTTATATAACGGAAGGAGAAAAAGCCGCCGATGCGCTGCGAACGCTAGGCGTCGTCGCGACGTGCTCGCCAGGCGGGGCCGGGAAATGGCGCCCGCACCATAGCTCATACCTCGCCGGCGCCGATGTGGTGATTCTGCCCGACAACGACGAGGCGGGCACAAGCCACGCGGAGAAGGTGGCGCGCGCTCTTAAGCCGGTGGCAAAGCGCTTACGGATTCTGCGGCTCCCCGACCTGCCCGAGAAAGCCGACCCGTATGATTGGGTGCAGGCCGGCGCCAATGCCGACGATCTCGTCAAACTCTCCGAGGCCGCCCCGCCCTATGGGCAAAAAGAGCCAAAGCCCAAGGCGCACGACCCAATACCCGCTACTATCAATGGCTTCCCCTGGACCGAGGACGGGATCGCTCTCGCGTTCGCAGCCGCCCACCAAGAAAATCTGCGCTACGACCACACCAGAGCAAGCTGGTACGTGTGGTCCGGCCGCGCGTGGCGACGCGATGAGACAAAAGTGGCGTTCTCGTGGGCCAGGTCCATCTGCCGACAGATTGCCGACCAAGCGCGCGCCAACGGAAAGCCGAGGCCGTCTGTTTCCAAGGCCTCTACGGCCTCTGCGGTCGAGCGGTTCGCGCTTTCGGACCCCAGCCTGGCCGTCACATCGGTCATCTGGGACTCCGACACCTACCTTCTGGGCACCCCAGACGGCACTGTGGACCTCAGAACAGGCGTCCTGCGCGACCCCGACCCGCAGGATTTTATCACTCGGCTGACCGCAGTCGGACCCGCCGCCGCCCCTGAATGCCCCATCTGGACCGAATTCCTGGCCCAGGTAACAGGCAACGACGCCGAAATGATCCGCTTTCTCAGGCAGTGGTGCGGATACTGCCTGACGGGCGATACACGCGAGCAAGCGCTCGTATTTGCCTATGGCATGGGAGGAAACGGCAAAGGAGTGTTCCTGTCCACAATCTCAAAGATTATGGGAGATTACTGCATAAATTCAGCAATGGAGACGTTCACCGCGTCGCGCGACGAAAAGCATTCAACAGAACTCGCAATGCTGCGCGGAGCCAGAATGGTAACCGCCAGCGAGACCGAGGAAGGCAGAGCATGGGCAGAGTCGCGCATCAAACAACTGACAGGTGGCGACAAAATCACAGCCAGGTTCATGCACAAAGATTTCTTCGAGTTTCAACCGCAATTCAAACTGACCATGATCGGCAACCACAAACCCGTGCTCATGAACGTCGATGCCGCAGCAAAACGCCGTTTCAACATGGTCCCGTTCGACTACACACCAGAACGGCCAGATCAAACGCTAGAAGAAAAAATAAAAGCAGAATGGCCAGCCATACTGCGCTGGATGATCGAAGGATGCCTAGACTGGAACACGAACGGATTGACGCGACCTAAATCGATCATAGACGCGACGGCAGAGTATTTCTCGGAGCAGGATGTCGTATCGCAGTGGATCGAAGAGCGATGCGACGTAGGGCCGGCGTACGCGGCAACGGCAGAGCAACTGTTCCGCGACTGGAAGGAGTATGCCGCCTCCAGAGGAGAGCCGATACGCACGGCAAGGTGGTTCGCACAGGCAATCACGCGGAACCGTAAAATCAGACCAACAAAACACGTTCCAGGACAACATGGAAAGCGCGGATTCGCAGGCATCGAACTCAAGCCCCTGACACTCCATTCCGACTGAATACAAACGTATTGGGGCGAGATGGGGCGGATGGGGCAGCAGAAAGGTAAATTCCCTATATCTACTTTTACGCGGGCGCGGATGAAAAAAAACAAGAGTGAATATACGGCAATTTACCTTTTCGCCGCCCCATCCGCCCCAATCCGCCCCAAAACACAAACGTATGCAAAAACACCAAAACTTCCGGGAGTTCGGAAATTGACCAGTAGTACCACAGAGCGCGGACGTGGAAACCAACCCCGGCCGCAGCCGCGCCCCGGCCAGCCAACTGCCTCTCGCGTGGAGATCGCCCCATGAGCGCAGCTCAGGCTGTGCCTGCGGCGATGGCCGCCGCAGCCGGCCTGGCGCTGGGTTGGGCGCTGGGCGAGCGCTCGGCGCGACGGCAGGCGGCGGCGATGGACGCCCTGCTGGACCGCGCCCTGGCGGCGCTGACGCGGACCCATGCGCCAAACACGCAAACGGCGGGGGGTTTTGGGGGGGTTAGGATGTGCCTATAGCACTCCGCCCGCTGTTAACCCACGCTCACGCCAAAAAACCGCCACAGACCCGGTTTGCGGCGGTTTTAGGTGGATGTCGGGAAATTCCGCCTGGTGCGGGGTCGGAGCCGGATTGTGTGCCGCCGTCGCCTGGGGCGGCGGTGTGAGGCGCGCTAGTCGTTATCGTTGACGCGGCGGTGATAGTAGCGATAGCCGCCGTAGGCGTTATCACGGCGATCGACTGCGCGAAGGGCGGTTTTTAGAGTTTTAGCAGTCGCCACCACTTTGCCGGTCTGGCGATCAACAATCTCGTAATAATCGTTGGTCATTGTTGTATCTCCGCGATGCGCATAACCCATCCGTGCGCGGCCGCATTCGCGCGCTTGGCCTGATCAGGCGTGTTGAGGTCAGGGTCGTATGGGACGCGGAAATCAGTGATGCGCTCCACGCCGATTGCGCCGGAAATTTCTCGCTCTTTCGCGTACCGGAGCACAATTCTCATCGCGCCGCGGAGCGTTGAGGCAAACCCGAGCACCATCGCCTGATCGGTGTCTTCGTCAATCACTGGGTATGTGGCCATCGTCGTATCTCCTGGTTGATCGCCGAGCGCCATCGCCTCGGTGACACCATAGATACCCCCGCCCGCACCCAATGTCAACCATAATTATAGTCCGATGCGCGATTATTTTCGGTTGACACGGGCGGGGGTGCGGGCTATGTGTCGGTTGTCGGCGGCGAGTGGCGCGGCCTGATCAGAAGGAGACTGTGTGATGACGATGTCCATCGACATGAATATCCCCGCCAAGGTTTGGATTTTGGCGGCCCGCGGCAACGCCCCGGCCGATCTGGCCAGTGGCGTGAAGTTCCTCTTCAATTGCGAAGATGCAGAGATTGACGAGGAAGGAGACATCTGGATCGCCAGCCCTCAAGCCGGGCACTGGCTCGACGCCGATGATCTCGACCGCGTTGCCCTGGCGCTCCAGGAGGGGAAAATCTGAGTGTCCCGCTGGTGTGGATGCTACTATGACCGGCCCCGAAATCCGCGCCTGGCGTATCGCTCAAGGCTGGACGCAGGCCCAGGCTGCCGCCCGGTTTGGCATGTCCCGCTCCACGCTTCACCTGATCGAGCATAGCGACACCCCAAGCACGCTCGCCGCCGCTCGCGCCGCCAGCCTGATCCGCAAGTGGGGCGACACGCCTCCGCCGCCGGCGGCCGACACGCCACCGCCGCAGCAACGCAAAGCAGGCGCTCCGCGTCGCAACACCCCGCCGCCGAGTGTCGCGCGTATCCGCGCCGAGCTTGCGCGCGACCCCACGCTGACCGACGCGGCACTCGCCCGAGAGGCCGGTGTGACGCGGCAGGCGGTTGGACAGATGCGCAGGCGGTGGGGGTTCTGAGGCGATGAGCGTCCTGCAAATTACCCCCTTGCCCAGCAACGTTGCGCCGAGGTATGTAATCGCCAGTCACAACTGTTACCCAGGAGATTCCATTGAGCGAGGCCATATCCACCAGCCAGCCTGCGCGGCGTCGGGCGTCGGCCAAGCCGTCGCCGACCGCGCCGGAGATCGTCGCCATGCCCGCCTGCGCGGCCATGTGCGAGCGGCTGATTGCCATTGTGCGCAACAATAAGAGCCGCGATTTGTCGATCCGCCAACTGACGGTGCTCCTACTGACGGCGGCAAATACCGACAGCGAGAGCCGGACGGTGCGGGGCCTCGCCAAACGATGCGGCACGCACAAGCCGGCGGTCACCCGCGCGGCCGATACGCTGGAGCGCATCGGCTACCTCAAGCGCACGCCGCACGCCGACGACAGGCGGTTGGTGGTGTTGGAGATCACCG